CCAAGGCCCATGGCAACCTCAAGCGTCTCGTTCATGGTCTCAAACGTGTCATCAGGCAGGCCAAAGATGAAATTGCCGATTACCTTGATATCGTGCTTCTGGATCGTCTCGACAATATCATCGATTTCCATGCTGCTCAGAGTTTTATTAGCTCCGTCGCGCACGTGAGAAGAACCGGACTCGATGCCAAGCGCCAGCCAGCGGATACCAGCTTTGCGTAATAATGGCAAATGCTCTTCTTTTACGGTGTCTACGCGCGCGTAAGCCCAGAAATTCAATTTGTCTGCAAATGGCAATTCAGCCAGCCCCTCGCAGATCGGCAGATAATGCGTAGGCTTCAGAACGAACATCTCATCGATAATTTTGAAGTTGGTTATGCCATACTTGTTGTACAGGAACTGGACTTCATCCACGACCTCGAGCGGCGCCCTTACGCGATATCCCGGACCGCCAAACGGGGCATTGATGCAGCAGAACGAGCATTTAAACGGACAGCCCAGGCTGGTGTAAATCGAGGCGTAAGGCTGGCGTGGGCGACCATCATCGCAGTGCCAGTTGTGCGCTCGGTACTTATCCATAGGAAGAAGATCCCATGTCCGCCCATACAGCTGGTTTACATCCATCGGCGGAGGCGGAGGGTTGCGGTAAATCTTGTCTTCATCGATATCGTACCAGACAAGACCCGGAATGAAGTGAATGTTCACTTCGGAGAGAAGGTTCTCGATCGTGATTGCGCCCTCGCCCATCGCGACATAATTAACAAACTCTTCCATCATCGTTTTCTCTGAAAGAACGGTGACATGCCCACCGGAAATAATAATCGGCACATCGCAAAAAGCTTTGATTGCTCCGCAAGTAAGACCGGCTGGTTCCATCTGCTGCGTGGAGGCATTTGGCTGGTGGCCGTAGACGATCATGCCGACCAGGTCCGGCTGGCGATCGGCGATCAATCTACCAACGTCCCGTGGCTCGAGCCCAAGAGCCTCTGCGTCGATAATCTCGACCTTGTGGCCCTTGTCCCGGCAGTAGCCGGCAATCAGGCGACACCAGAGCGGCGGTTCGATCGCCATGAGGTCATCGCCGAGACCTTGGTAGAGTTTTTTCCCGCCAGCGGGATTAACGAGTATTAGATGTGCCATTATTATTCCAGTTTTTCACTGTTAAAATATATTCGTTATATTCTTCCAGAGTAGCTTCTCTAAATTCGTAAGCCATTACATATCCGCAATATTCTTTAAAGCTCATCTAATTAAGATTCCCATAGACATTCTCTCTCAAGAATTGAGCAAGCTCTTCTTTGCTTTTTCCTGAAGCCTTTTTGAATCCATCAACAAAATTCTGTTTTTGATTTTTTATATCAAAATCACAATCATTACATTCCCCACCAGTATCAAGCGTTCCATTGATACATTTAGGACATTCAACCGGATAACTATCTTTCATTTTCCTATCTCCCTTTGCTGTGCCATTTCTTCCACCATTTGAAATCGGGGAATCCTCTGTCTAGGGTATATGGAATCATCTTTTTAACAATGTGCGTATAATCCTTAATATTTTTGTATAGTATGAATCCCCATCCAGAAACGCGCCGGCCATGTATGAATAGCGTCCACGCATCTTGATCTGGCTCCAATAATACGCGATGCCAAGTATCGTTTCTTAACTTGTTTATCGTCCATGGCTTGCGAGATACAGGTTTAATTTCGAACGTATTTTTATATATGTCGACCGCCAGAAGTTCCGTATATCCGCCAGTGAGAATGAGCGATCGTGCCCAGCTCCAGGGATGGCTATGTAATCCTCGATCAGGATCGCTCCCCAAAAAATGATGGAGATAGGCAGTAATATCGAGAATCGGAATATGGAAAAGAAAATAGCGCTCAAGATATTTTTCATTTTCAGGGTCCGTTATGTGCTTGACTGGACGCTTGCTTGCCAGCCATTCAAGAAACTGCTTCATAAGTATTTTTCACCGCAGGTCTTCCGTCGATAAAATCCTGAATAGCAGTCTCAAGCAATTTTTTATACTGTTCTCTTTCTTCAAGAGTTTTTGCATTATCACGCAATTCTTTAATCTCGAGACATTGTTCTATATTCATTTCAAATCCCAAGGCTTCGGTTGTCCGTGATACACCACTACCTTCGCTCCTTTCGGCACCTTCCCGGTTTCCCTGACATGGTACTTGTAAGATACGCACCATTCCGGAGGAAACTTGGCGATACTCAGGAAATTCGCCGATATAAAATGCTGATCTCCGCCGGGCCATCGGTCTCGCTCTTCGTACTTGAACTGCTTATAAATCAGGTCAGCATATCCTGCATCCCAGACCATAACCGATGAATTGATCGTATTTGGATTCAGCCAGTCTCTAATAGACCCGAATGGCGCTGGGAAGTTCACTATTTCATCAAGATTTCCGACAATCGATACATCGAGATCCAGATAGAGAATCCGCCCTTTGAACCGGCCAGGCTCAAATAGACTGATTTTCGCCCACCATCCTTCATAAGGACTGTCATTCAGGCAATAGAAGCTGAAGGGCTCGGAGATGCGCCCAATGAGTTGCTGGCGCAGGCGTTTGACGTGGGAATCGTCATAGGAGCCTCCTGAAAGGACACAGACGACGGTTAGCATCCCAGCAGTTCCTTTGTCCAACCTGACATTGAAATACAGTTCTGGTGCCATTCAGTGTCTGCCGCAATGGCATCCTGAAGGTCTTTCACGACATTTTCCATGTGCATATATCCGCCAAGGTTGTGGTTTCCGACATACGGCCCGGGTTCCAAAGGACATCCGCATAAAATCACAAAGTCGAAGTCAAGTAAAGTAGCGAGCTTGCGCGCGCCCCAGGCCGAACCGCCGCCACGCGGGATATCAACCCAGTGATCAATGTAAGGAAGGTCTTCGGGCTCACCGTTCGAATAGACCTCGAAGTAAGTATTCACTAACTTTTGTTTTCTAATCCATCCATGGGAAATGAAATGCGTTGGATGCTGAGAGAAGAGGTATGGTGCCGGGATTTCTTTGGCCGCGCCATTGACCGCGATAACAGGAATATCGCCGTACTGGGCCTTTGCCTTGGCCAGGTCTTCAAATAGGCAAGCTGCATTGCCTGCAACGATAATCGGATCTTTCATTTCTCAAGCATAACAAAAAAGGGCTCCAGAAGGAGCCCTTTCTCGTATTGCTGGTCTAGCCTTAAGTGCCAGAGGAGATGGCACCGGCAGAGGAGACGCCGATCTCTGCGATATTCACGTTGCCAGCCGAAGCTGCCGCAGTGTTAGAGATCACGTTCGTTACGATAAAATCCTTGTAGAGAGCAATCGTACCGGTTCGCACCGCGGTCGCCCACTGAACTGCATGGATAATATCGCCAACTGCCAGGTTCAGATTGTCATCTTTGTTATTGAAGTAACCTGCGCCTTCAACAACATCCGGATGATCCGTAGAATCATACCGGTAATGGCCAAATCCGTTGACAGAGTTAAGGAGAGCCAAATTGCCTGCAGTATACGCCATGGTAATACCCTCCCTTAGCTCGTTACGATAGCGGCGGTGTCGTCAAGGTTGCCCTCGATAACGCCAGTGTCGTCGATTAGGACGGCCTGACCGCTCATCATGTGGTTGACGAAGTGAGATGCGCGGTCGCCATGCCAGGTGATATCCGCGCCAACAGCTTCGTTGCTCGCGATATTACCGGCAGATGCGGCGATTGCATAACCCACGGACATTTTATGCCAGAGGAAGCATTTGGCAGTAGCGGTGCCTGCGCCCGGCAAACCGGTCTGCATTTTCCACTTAATGCCCATCCATTCCTTCCAGCGACCACGACCAATGGTTGGACCGGTGCGGAATGCCTGGCCGTCTGCAGCGACATACTCTTCGCGCTGGAACTGGTCAAGGGTCATCAGCTGGGACCACATACGCGGGGTCACAACTGCGTAGACCATGCCATCGTTCGGCACGTCATTCGCCCAAGCGGATTCGGCGAACTGAATAGCAGTTGCCAGAACGGTAGCCTTGGAGGTGACGGTAAGCGTAACGGTAGCCTGGGTCGTCGAGTCGAGAACCGTGGTAATTTGGTCATCAACCTTTCGGCCAAGCGCCATTGCGCCGCCGGATGCGATCGCATCTCGCTCGTTAATGTTGGTTTTGGCCTCATCGAGCTTATCTACCCAGTCGCCGGCATAAAAGTCAGCGAGCGTGCAGCTCGGTGCGGTATGGGTTTGGTTCATCGGAGTGATGGTACCGTGACGGGCCTTCGTGGTTGCCGTACCCTTGCCAATCTTTTGAAAGACAGTGGTAGAGCCTACGACGCCATCCTTCACGCGCACCGCATCCTTAAGGTAACTTCCCTGACGCTGGAAGACCTCATGAACCTTCGCCTCGTACGAGGTGATAAATGCGGTATCAATAGAAGTAGACATATTAAATCCTCTCTTCAGAGTTAATAGAGATCGTTTAACACTATTGCCTACGGGTGAGCCGGAATTCGGGTCTGTCGGGTTAGCCTTTCGGGGCCGACTTTACCTAACCGGGGCTTTCGGTCAGTGTGGTTCTTTGATGGGGCTACATGAGTAGGTGAGCCATCACTTACGTAAAGAAAGTCTAATATTCGAATATTAGATTGTCAAGCATTCTTTTTCTTTTTTTTTCGTGGAACGCCAGCATAATTTAGCGCAATGGCCAGCGCTACTCTACGAGGCTTTCCATGAGCCATTTCGGTCTCAATATTCTTGCCTATATTTTCCTTACCTCTGTATAACGGCATATTTCCTCCTAAAAAAAGCCCGACCATTATAGCCGGGCTTTTTGGGCACTGAATGGTTATTTAATTATACAGAGCGACCGCTCGCCCCCACAACTGGTTTATTTCCAGAGATTTTGGCCACCAAGGCTTGCTCTTTCTGATACAAGGCATTGGCTTTCTTGCTATCGCCTTTTGCCTGGGCTTCGTTGATCTGGGTACGAATGTTGTCGATTTGGTCTTTCAATGCTTCCGATTCGGTCTCGGTCAGCGCCGGACCAAGCGAACCTTCATCCATTTCCCGACCGATGACTGAAAACATACGGAGCATCGATGCGTCATCCAGCAAATAACGACCGTTCTTCATTTCCATGCTTCGAAGCACTTCGACATCGACGCCGGCTTGATTGGCAATACCTTCCAAGGCGCGATTTGCCAAGGTCTGGTTCTTTTCGAAATCAGCGCCCCATTCCTTACGCAGGACTGTTTCGCTTTCTTTGGCAAATTCCTGATCTTGCTTCGAAACCATTTCCTCGTATGCCGCCATGTCTTCGTTGACCATTTCGGCAATGGCCTTGGCAGCATCTTTCGGCACGTTGAGTTGCTTAAATCGCTCGCCCCAGAGTTGACGAGAAAGTTTCACCTCATCCGTCATTTGATCTTCTGCGAGTTCCGGCCATTCGTACTCTTCTGGCTTATCCGGAACGCCGATGGCCTTTTGGTACTTCGCGATTTCTTCCTCACTGGCATCTTTGCCCGGGATGCGAGCCTGGGATTCGCGTTTGCGGAGATCCAGGATCGCACGCATGGCATCCGCCGGGGAATTAAAGCGTTCGGCAGTTTTCTTCAGGTCTTCATCAAGACCTTCGCGCCAGTCTTTAACTTCCTCAGTTTTTGGTGGCTCATAACCAATGGTCTTGAAAAATTCGTCCTGACTACCGTATTTCCCAAGCGTCGAACGGAGACCCTCGTCTTGAATGCCAGTAGCCCATTCGGCTACGGTTTCACTACCACCTCCGCCGCCTCCACCGGCATCACCTTCTTCTTCCATCACACGATAATTAAACTTAAGCTTCATCACTTTCTCCTTTCGATTTTCGACTCTGCTTCTCAGGCGTAAGTGGCGG